GACATTCAAATCAATGTATTTGTCTCTGCGCTTGATGATTTTGAAGTTGCAGCTCCCACTGCAATCGATCTTCGTTACCTTAGGGTTTTCCATCCCGAGGCTGACGATCAAGATTTAGATCCCCAGAGCACCTTCGAGTCGGCTCCGTACGGAGCACAGATCAAAGGGGACATGGGTGAGGAGAGTCCAACTGACGGCACCTTGAATAAAATTTATTTTGGTGAAGTTATTTGCTCTTTTCGGCAACTTCTGAAGCGTTACAACTTGCACGAAATCCTAATTCCCATCTCGGACTTCGACACGTTTGATCGCTTGAATTTTCAAACTTTTCAACGAACGGCTATGCCCTTTGACACTGGGTATTCGCCAAATTCGCCTTTCGTTGATTTTGGACGGCCAACCGCCTTTACCGAAGATTGGGTAAATGGGTTCACTCCACTGATTAGTTACATTAAGTGGGCCCACGCAGGTTGGCGCGGTGGCGTACGGTATCATTTGGATTCATCTAATTTTATCCATGCTGATACAAACTATGGAACTGATGCTATCAATGTTAACAGCAATGAAGCATCTTGGTCTCTTGGTCGTTTGTCAAACGAAGTAAACCAAGCCATAGTTAACGCTGTCGATGCTGGTGACTATAACACAAGCACTGCTGGTGATAGTCACCTTGATCTGATGGAAAGAGTTCTCTCGTGGCATGAGGATGCAACTGGACATGCTGGAGTTACCCGGTGGAATACGCGGGTGAACCCACAACATTCTTATGAGATTCCTTTCTATTCAGACAAGCGTTTCCTTCCCGGACGACAACGCACAAAGTGGTTTTCTATCAGAGACCCTATGTTTGTTTTGGACTTGGTCCGTCCCTCGTCGTTCCGGAATGATTCGTCACATTTCTTTCACTACGTATCCGCGGCGGAAGATTGGACTCCTCTGTTCTTTCTTGGTGCACCGCCCTTATACTTTACGACCACATACACGCCCGCACCATAGAGTGAGCTACAGCTTTGAACAAATGTAGTAAATCTAGAGAGTGATCCTCTAGTTGCACCGTGTCAAGAGACAATAGTCGATAGGTAC